TTAGCGGTTTTTGCGGTACTCCATTTACACTTTTACCGGGTATCAGGTTTACCTGATACCCGGTAATTTACGCCTCCGTTATTTACTTTATTCAGATCTTACAATTTTGGTGTCTTGATATCCATTTAGGAAGTACGTTGTGCAAGAAATATACGGCATCTGGACAAAGTTAAGAACAGCCTTAAAAGGCAACTCGTCTGTGGGTGTGAATTTTTTAATTTTTGTCAGCAACTGGTTTTCTTTTAAGAGTTTATACTCTTTAGTAAAAGAGCTTCCAGAAGCAACCATCTTCGATTGGTATACATTGTACCTAATTTCTGTCCATTCAGTTGTCAGGTCACGAGAATCAATGGAAATCAAAGTCGGTTCAACGATATAACCGCTGTTCGGTGCGACACTGCTGACAACAGCAAGGTTTATCATAAAGAAGTAATCGTCGTAGTCAGATTTTCTATTCCTTATGCAATAAACGTTGAAAACACTTGGTGCAGATAGACGGTTAGAAAACACAGCCGGTATTGTAAAATTGGCATAGCGTCCACTTGTCAATCTTGCATCCAATCCTGTGGGGTTCATACCTGCAACACCATTGCTCATAAAAACGTCTTCATTCAACTTTGTGATGCCTTCGACTTCTTTAGTGGCAAGGGTTACAACAGGTAACTGCTTCTTCGTGACAAAATCATTGTCATCAACAGCGTCCGCACCAGAAACCCTGACACCATTATTCCCGTTTACCGCCTGCAACTTGCCATTGGTTTCATTAAAATTACTCCCGTTGACAAACTGCAAACCCGGCAAACCAGTAATCTTATTTCCTCCCATGTTGAGAACACCAGTCATGGTATCTCCTGCCAATCTCACATAAGGCAGAATAGTCTTACCGCTGATGATATCAGCAATGCTGGTTTTGACGTTATTCAGAGCGACCTCGATATCGGATACAGTATTCAACATCGTAGTCACAGTGGTATCCAGACTGGTCATCTGGTTCTGCAAGGTAGTCATCAAGCCCTGCAACTTGGTGACTTCCTTCTCCCAAGTGTCGATTCTTGCGCTCAGTTTCGTATCCAGCGCAGTATCCGCCGCAATTCTTGCCTGAGATTCTGCGTTAATCTTACCAGTCAAATCGGCATTGACGTCATTGAGCGCACCGCGAATCGCCAAGTCCTCGGCTTTTCTCTCGCCTCTCTCCGTTTCAATCTCACCGTGCAACTTGGCCTCTTCATCCTGTGCCCGATGAACCTCAGCGTCAAGATTGTCAGTGAGAACCTTCTCAGCGTCTTTAGCTCTCTGAATCTCATCATTCAGCTTAGCGTCGATTCTTTCATCTTCCGCCGTGCTTCTCTGAATCTCAGCATCCAGCTTACCCTCAATTCGCTGTTCCTCTCCGGTGGCTCTCTGAATCTCTTCATTCAGCCGACCCTCAATTCTCTGCTCCTCTCCGGTAGCTCTCTGAGTCTCCCTGTCGATGTTCTCCTGAAGAACCCTCTCAGCTTCCGTGGCTCTCTCAGTTTCCGCATCGACCTTTGCCTCAATTCTCTGCTCTTCAGCAGTAGCTCTCTCAGTCTCCTTGTTGATATTCTCCTGAAGAACTCTCTCAGCTTCCGTAGCTCTGGCAATCTCGTCAGCCAACTCCTGCTTGACCTGGGCAATGGCTTTCTTATTCAGAAAGCCCTGCCAGATACAAGCACCGTAGTTCTGAACCAGCTCAGCCAGTTCTCTCTCATAGTCGCTCTTATAGAAGCACTTCCGGCTGATAAACCAGTAGGCATAAGCGGTAGGCTCATTGCCATCGTCAGGCACATACATAAGGCTACCCTTATCCATAGCCCCACTACCTACGCCTTCGCACAGCTCAACAGCAATGTCGCATCCATACTGTCTCAGAATCTGTGCGCAAGCCATGCTGGTCAAACCCTTGCGGTTCACATCATTCTCATTGCCCACCGTCAAGATAATAACCTCTCTGGTAGCCAGATTCTGGCCGATACAAACTCTGCTGGTCTGCTGGTCAGCATTAGGAATATGCTGTCTGTAACTCTCGTCAGTTACCTGACCATTCTGAATGAGTACGCCGGAACACCCCATGGCATCCACAACAGTATCCCTCAGCATCTGGTCAATATCTGCCCCGTTGTTATAAACCCTCATAACACCACTCTTGGTGAAACCAACAGTGTACAACTCAGGCTTATCGTCACTCTGAATTGGGCAACCATGCCAGATAGCCTTGCCATACCATCCACCTTCGCCCTTGGGAATTGCAACCACAATCTTGTCAGCAAACTCAACCTTGCTGGCATTGAACATCTTCTGTTCAATCTTGCTATTGGTCGTATTACCATACGCAAGGTGCAACTGCATACGAATCGGCTCACCACGTCTATCTACGCAAGCCTTATGCACCAGATGATACGTCGAACTTTCGTCCGCATAGTACCCTTCTTCGACCCACACTTCACCAGGGCCGTAGTACGCACCATTCTCCTGTGCGGCCCTCTGCATATTATGCAGTGTCTTGTACCCCTCGGCCATCACCGCATTGTAGTTGTGAATACAGACATTCACTCTATCATTCAGGCGGTTCATGGCCTCATACAAGTCCATTCCAGTCACCACACTGGGTACAGGAGGCATAGGCCCACAGCCCGGAAATCCCGGCTTACCCATATTCGGCTTATCCTCTGGGCAGAACGGCGGGAAACTCGGCCCACAGGGAGGGGGAGGACAAGGTCTTTCATGGCAATGGTTCTGAGGAGGGGGAGGAGGACACGGGCTTTCAGGACAAACGGGAGGCTTTTCGCACCCACAATCAGGTGCAGGGATGTTAGGGCACGGATTATACAAATTATCCTTCATATCAATATACCCCCATGAATAAAGTTTCGAGTTCACCAATAATCATCATGTCGATATTGATTAACGACTCACGATACTTGATGATTAACTCAGACGGGTTTGCACCCTTGCGCCCCTTACCAGTGAAAATCTCATTGCTCTTTTCACCAGTAACAGACTGCTCAGTGTGCGTGTTACCAGTTTTAACATTTGTAGTCAGGTTTCTTTCAGAATCTTCTTTGTTGTTTCCTTTTACCTTCGTAGTCTCGTCATTGGTATAATCGTCAGTGTGTTTATCATCGCCATTCTCAGACCAAACTGTTTTCTCTTCCTCAGTAAAATCAGTAACATTATCATTCGTAACAGTCTCAGTATAATCGGTAACATTTGCGTTTGTCTTTTTGTCAGTGATATCCGTTACGTTATCATTGGTTGTCGTACCAGTGGTATCGGTATTCACAGTACCGGTTTCATCCGTATCAGTCTGATTCTTTGTAGTATCCTTAGTTGTTACATTTTCAGTTCCATCGACACCAGTTGTAGTTGTAGCATATCCTTTTGTATTTCTGGTAACAGTTCCGTCGGGGGCTGTTGTGACAGTTGTTTGAATACCAGCCTGCGGAATATCGCTAAACACAGTGTCCTGAGAAGCAACCTTCTTGGAAGTGCCAGTAGCTTCCCCATTCGACACCTGCTTAGTGTGCAGATTGTTTGTAACCAGCTCGTTTCCTGTTCTATCCTCTTTGAAAGCCTCAGTTTTCTTGCTGGTCTTGTCCTCAACAAAATCATCGGTATTCTTCGAGGTTTTATCCTGCGTGAAGTCCTCTGTTTTCTTAGAGGTAGTTCCCACAGTCTTTGCGCCATTCTTCCGATAATCTCCAGAATACTTCTCATTAGACTTCTGCCCAAAATTAGTATCCTGAGTAGTATCGATATTCTTACTCAGAACTTCGCCCTGAGTCTCCCCTCGTTTGCCCTTGTTCTTCGACACGCTGTCATAATTGCGTTTCTTCTCATAGTCCGTACCCTCTTTGAAGAACTCAGTAGCAAGCGGGTCAAAGCTAATCAATTCACTCTCATAGAGCTTATTGTAGTAGGGCATAATCTCGTTCATCTTGCGGCGCAAGAAGAAGTTGAATCTGTCAGGGGTTTCCTGCCCAATTTCACGGAAGTAAAAGTGGTCAATGATTTTGTTGTTTAAGTAGCTACGATATTCTTCTGCCCAGATAGGGTAGCTATCCAAAGCAAGGGGATAGCCACGGGCAAGTAAATATCGTAAATCGACTGTATACTCGGCCATAGCTTATCCTCCTTACTTGTAGTGCGTGTTCGCCGCACCATGCTGAATCTCGTTGTCCACGATATCGGCAGAAGTGGCGGTAGTGGTAGTGGTAGGCATCTCTGTGTTCAAAGCGGAGAAGTCCTGACGGAAGTTGACTTCAATATGAGTGCCGAACATTTTGTTGATTTTGTCAGCGGCCTGACGGCGACTGTTCAACATAGTGTAACGCTGTGCCTGAACACTACCAAGGTTGGATAACACTTCATCGGTGACAAGCCGCTCACGTTTCTCAACGTTGGCATTTTCAACGCCAAAGATTGTCATAGCTTCATTCCAAGTTTGACGTTTCAGAGTGTTCAGCTTGTCAGCGACAAACGGCGCATCCGTTTTCATAGCCTGTACCATTTTCAGGTCGAGATTCTTTGTGCCGAAAATAACTGGTTCATTTCCGTCAAATTTCTCGTAAGCTTGTTTCATGGTAAACAGCTGACTTTCATCGCAGAGAATACACACAGGTGTTTTCTGGGCTTTGACATTTACGTCAATCGTTCGCTCAATCTCATATAGGCGTCTTGCATAGAGAATAATCGTAAGCATAGATGGAGTGTGAAGGTAGTTGTTAAATACCAGCACACTGTTCTTATTGTCGAGGTCTTTTTGATAACCATTGTAGGCATAAGCTCTACGATAAATTGGGATACGGTACATATCCAGAGGGCCGCCAATCATAGCAGTAGCCACAAGGTCACCAATAACCTCGTCATTGAAGTACACCAGATACCCATATTCGCACAGGGTCAGCTCAATGAAGCGTTCATCAACAGTATCAGGTAAACCAGACCACTCAAACATATTGATAGCGATTTCCTCTAACCGTGTCATGTAGTCAATGAATGTATCATTGTTCAGCTTCATAGCTTCCCATGAACGTTTGGGCTTTTTCATGTTCAGAGGGTTGAATCTCTGTGGTGCTAAAATACTCCCCGGCATTTAATCACTTCCTTTACACAGGGGGATTCTGGATGGAATAATCACCGACAGCATTGACGTGCCACAGTCTGATACCGTTTGAGAACGCCGCCTTGATAATAGCCATACCCTCAACAGGAACGGAGCCATAGATACAAGGTGTGTTCAGTTTTACATAGTCCCAAGACTGTCTTGCATGAAGGTTAGGTACTTTCACCTTGTTCACCTGATACCCGAACATATCGAAGAATGTGTCAAGCTTCTCAAGTTCATCCTTAGTTGCGCACATACGCCTGAACTGGAAACCATGCAGTCCCATAGAGAACGCCATTTCATCCCCAATGAAAGAACCCTTTGCAACAGGTCTGTGTGCAGGTAACATAGAGGCCATACGACTGATTTGAGACAATGCACCAGGTGCAAGAGAAGCAGAAGGCCCATAACTTGCGGCTAAAGGTACAAAACTGTTTAAGGGAATAGTCCCAGTTCCTCCGCTCATTTGCGCACCAGCTGTTGCCATCTGTTTTGTGGTTTGAAGTGCGGCTTGTGATACCGCAGAACCACCAGCTGATAGTGCAGTGTTTGTAGCACTTCCTGCAACAGCCGCTCCACCAACAGCACCAGCAACACCAGCCGTGAGCATCATCATTGCGGCGAGTTTAAGGCCAGACTTTACTGTATCGCCAAGCCAGCCAGAACCAGACCAAACGCATTGCACCTGCTGAGAAAAAGGCAGTGCATACTCTACGGTTGCAACGTTTGCACCCTTCCATCCCATGTAGTTTGGTGTGAATACCATTGAGAAGTTTGGCGTGTAACAAACGCTAACCTGTCCACTGAAGGTTCCGGTAAAACCAACACCACCAATAAATTCAGGTTTCCACGCCATTTCTTCTCCGCTGTCACTTGTGCCTTTGATATAGGTGAATTGGCTATTCAGTAGCTTCTTATTTCTAATCGTGTATGTTCCACCTTCGGTTTTGAAGGTTTCACCACTTACAGCGATAGAGGTGGACACTGCTACCGGTGTTGCCTTATCACCCTCTTTGGGTGCAGCTGGCGCCATCCAAATGCCAACAATGTTTTGAGCGTATCCTGCCGCCCCTATTGCAAGAATCATTGCGTTACAAGTGTCGGCAGAATTGAACTCAATAAAGCTAACACCTGAGTAGATTCCAGAGTATGTAGCTCCTTGCCCCAGGATAATTGTGCTGATTGCATCATCAGGAATCACGCCCATAATGATTTTAGGAGAGCTGGAAAGGCCAAGCGTGGTTAGGTCACACCGGTAGTAGTTACCTGTATCAGCACACCAGTTACTAACCCCAACAGGCTCAGGGGTCAAATTGGCGAACGCCTTATCTTCTGCGGCTGTTGCGTGTTCACGTTCCACAAAGCTTGCCTTGATTTTGAGCTGGAACATGAATGTTTGCAGGTAGTCAATTTCATAGACCAACTCAGTGTTGTTTGGGTTGATATAGTTTACCTGTTTGATGAACGCATAGAACCACTTGTCTCCGTAGTTACTATTTTGGAACATCATGTAATTGCAGTCATACAGATTGTCTGCAATATCAGGTACACGGCAAGTCAAAGCTACACGGGGCTGAGCAATCCCGTTATTTACACGCTGATAGGTCATATCCCTGTAAATCTTTACAGCAAGTCCTTGGAAGAAGCCAGCTTGTTCACCTGCGCTATCAAACCACCGTGTGTCAGTGTAGGTATCATCCAGAGGAACGTTCTTACACACATATACAATTGTGTTAGGCACATAGTCTGCCATAGAATAATCCTCCATTTTCAGGAGAGGGGAGAGTTACCTCTCCCCTCTGTTGCTTATATTAGGGTGCAGAGATAGCTACCGTAACAGTTCCAGACTTGCTGGGGTCATACACGCTGGTGGCCTTCACAGTCAGCTCAGTGTTCGTCTCATCAGGCGGAACAAGGAGCTTACCAGTCCAGTCAATCATAGACTTGACAGGTGCAGTCCCAGTTACCGTCCAAACTACACCCTGCGGGGCAAGGGAAGTGCCATTAACCGTAGCCACATACTGACCAACATCGCCAAGCTTCAGGGCGGCAGGGCCGGTAACAGTGACCTTCGTAATGCTCTGAGCATTGGTGGTGAAAATGAGCGCATTAGCGAAGGGAGAGGTAGAGAACGTTTTCCACACATGGTAGAAATAGTTCCAGTACAGGCCCTCGCCGTTGTAGTTCTCAGTGAACGACAACATATTGTCGAAAACCATGAACCACTCACGGTCAACCAGAGCGGCCACACAGCCGGTCAACTCGCCGAAGTTGTCAATCAGCACACGCTGGCCCATGAACTCAACCTTGCTCATGTTGAAAGCGGAAGCCAGAACATCGACGTCAATCACGGCGTCAAATGCGGCGTCGATAATGAGAACCTGAGAGTCCTTCTTGCTGAAATTCATAACGCCCATGGCGTTGTACTTACTGGACATAAACTCCAGCTTGTTACTTTCAGCCTTGATTTTGGAAACAATTTCCTTTGCGGTAGCCGCAGAAGGCTCAGGGATAACTACGGGATACATCCGCCCCTTAGTCGCCGCATCCTCGATAAGATTCTTCATGCACAGGAACTCGTCAAATTCGGAACCAGTGTACATAGAATCGACAATCTTGGCAATCAGGTCAGTGATACCCTGGCTGGACAGGAAAGCCTGACGAAGCTGGTCCTGACTGATGGTTGCCTTATAGAAGTTCTTGTAGTTCAGCTTGTGGAACACAGCGGATACATCAGGAATCTCCCGCTTGTAGACGGTCTTTTCAGCGAGAATGGGGTCAAAGGGATGAGCCTTGGCGATATTCACGAAAATCTCTTCGATGGTCTCGCCGTATTCCATCATGCCCTTCTTGAAAATCCGGAGAGGATTCTGGTAGGATTTACTGGTGATAATCACACGGGCAATACGATTTACCAGTGCGTTCAGGAACTCGTTCTGGGTTGCCTGATAGGTCATCATTGCGTTGCCAATTTCACGGATATTATCCTGAGTGGCAACAGGGATACGCTGGCGATAGGTGTCACTCGCAGAGTTACGAATGGCGTTCAGAATATCAACACCATTGTGAGTGAGAGTGGCGGCATTAGGCTTGACAGGCATTTAATTCACTCCTTTTCAAATAAATCATCGAATGTAATTTCTTGGGCTTTCTTCTCAGGTTCGGGTTCAGGCTCAGGGTCAGGTTCTGTGGTTCCGGCCCCGAAGAATCTTTCACGATACTTGGTTTTCATATCGTTGTACTTCTTCTCCCACCGTACACCGTCTTTATCTTGCACATCAGCCTCGGTATAGGTGGTATTGGTGTTGGAACGTTCAGCATCGTCCTGCTGTAACTCAGCAAGGGTGTTCATAATGTCCTCGTTGTCCCCGGACAATTCGCTGATTTTCATAAATAGTGCTTTTCTCTGTTCTTCTGTTAACATTGCTACCATTCCTTTCTTTTACTTTTCTTTGATATACCCAGCAAAACCAGCGAGTTTCAGCTTAGCAAGCATTGCTTCTGCGTTGGTTTTGTTAGAAAACGCTCCGACTTGTACAGTGTATAACCCACCTTTTGATTCAGACTTATTCAACTTGGCGTTGACCTTTGTTGCAATATCGCCCATTCTAAGATAGAGGTATTCACCAGGACAAGCCTTATTAGCGTAATCTCTGTGAACCGTCATGTTACAACCATTCAAATGGTATATTCTGTTTTTCTTTTCTGTACTCCACACAAGTTTTTTAATTCCGTTGCGCTTGCAGATATCATACACAAGCGTGATAAGTGCTGAGTATGCTTTATCTGTTGCTCTATAAGGATGCTTACCTTCGGTAGCAACCTCAATAGTGATTGCTCTGTTATCGTTGTCCCTGTTACTGGAACACCAAGAACGGTCTTTTTCGTCAACGGATACGCCGATTGAACCATCATATCCTACCACATAGTTTGCAGAACATTTTCTATCAGTCTTAGCGAAATAATCGCAAGCCCACTTAGCTGTTCTGTAACCCATGCAGTGGATTGTAATTGTGTCAATAGCGTGGTTTCTTGGCGAGGTCTTGTTCGGTGAGATTTTAGTGTATGTTGCAAGCGAAGAATTAGCCACCGTTCTCACCGGCCTTCTCAGTCTGTTTTACAAAGTAAAACGTAATGACCATTGTGTAGATATTTATAAAGTTCTCAGGGATATTTCCTGTAACCGTTAAGATGCAGAATGTGACTGTCAATGCAATTGTTACAAGAGACTTCACGGAGAGAAGATTTGCTACACGCTTTTTCAACAGCTCCATTATTCGCACCCACCTTTGATTTTAATTCCTGCCACCAGTGCAAGCTCAACAGTCCACGCTGAGAACCATGCTACCGTTAGGCTGTCAGGTACGCACTTATCGTGGGCGGATAAAATGAGAACAGCTATTGCGTACCAGACTATATTGAAGATTGAGAACAATAAGTATTTGTCTCTTTTCTTCACCCTGCTCCACTTGTCAGTAACCATGCTACAAAAGCCCCCACTAATAAAGTGATAACCTTATCAACTACGCTGTTCCAGCGTTTGGTAGGTAAAGTAATTAAACTACGAACATCTTTTTTAATTTGTGTTAAATCGTCTTTCATGTTTACTTGATTTGTTGCTAATTCTTGTACTGATAAAGCTAACTCTGATAGTGCCTTTTGGTCTGTTTCCAGTTTTTCGATTCTTGATTCATTTCTTAGCGAACGGTCTGTCGTTTCTTGGAGCTTAATAGCGAGATCGTCCATGCACCTCACCACCTCTGATGGGTATTATTTTCTATTATCATTTTATCACAGGTATTGCAATTCGTCAAGCTTTGTGCTATAATTTAATAGGAAGGTGGTGGCATTTTTCATGTCCGGGTATTATGATGGGACAAAGCTTTTGTCCATGAAAGATATCAATGGTGAACTACCAGAAATATATATGTGTACCACAAACAGAACAGGAGGAAAGACTACATATTTTAGCCGTCTTGTGGTAAATAAATGGCGAAAGGGGCAGGGAAAATTCTGCCTTGTTTATAGGTATAATTACGAACTTGATGATTGCGCTGAGAAGTTCTATAAGGATATCAAAGAATTGTTCTTTCAGGGGACTAATATGACGAGTAAGCGGAGAGCTAAAGGAGCATACCATGAACTGTTTATTGATGAATCACCTTGTGGGTATGCCATTAGCCTAAACAATGCAGATGTCCTGAAGAAGTATAGCCACCTGTTTAGTGACGTTGAACGGATGTTCTTTGACGAGTTCCAAAGCGAGACAAACCATTATTGTCCTGACGAGATTAAGAAACTCTTGTCAATTCATACCAGTATCGCAAGAGGTAGGGGAAAACAGATTCGCTATGTTCCTATGTATATGTGTGCAAACCCCGTGTCTATCATTAACCCCTATTACGTTGAAATGGGAATATCCGAAAGGCTGAGAGAGGATACACGGTTTCTCAGGGGCGATGGTTTTGTGCTGGAACAGGGATTCAATGAAGCCGCGAGTAAGGCTCAGGTTGAGAGTGGTTTTAATAGAGCATTTGCGAGAAATAGTTATGTTGCTTATTCAGCTCAGTGCGTGTATTTGAATGATAACAAAGCGTTCATTGAAAAGCCAGAAGGAAGGAGCAAATATCTTGCAACTATTAGGTATAATGGTTGCGATTATGGTGTGCGTGAGTTTGCAGAAGCTGGAGTTATTTACTGTGATGATAGACCAGATTCAACTCACCCCTCCAGAATCAGCGTAACAACAGATGACCATAATATAAACTATGTGATGCTCAAAAGGAATGACTTTTTCATTATGAACTTGAGATTCTACTTTGAGCGTGGGTGCTTTAGGTTTAAGAACTTGAAGTGCAAAGAAGCTATCTTGAAGGCCCTATCTTATTAATGGTATCTGCGTCTGTGTCTTGTACTGCACACGATGGGAAGCACCGTTGGAAAATACGGCCATCAGTGTGTTCCGGTCAGCTTGCCGCCTTATTAGCGCAGACGTTTAAGATACAGAAAAGCCTACTGGGTTCCAGTAGGCTTTTCATTTTTTTGGTTAGATGTTGCAGGAAGAAGAGGTATAAGTTTTTCCTGTAACAGGGCAAATGCCATTGTTGTATCTCAGACAACGTTTACAGAACTTTTCGTGAGAATCAGGCGGATAGTTGTAGGTGTTGGTTTTTACTTTGTTTTCCTTATCAGTTGCTTTTTTCATATTGACCTCCTTAGTCTCCGGTAGAACCAAAACCACCACGGTTAGGATTCCCAAGCTTTTTTACCTCTTCAAACAGTAATGGTGGTTGATGCTCAAAGATACGGAATTGTGCAATGCGTGTGTTCTGTTCGATGATGATATCACGGGTTGCATAGAATGGGAAACCCCACCAATCAGCGTCGCCGTTATAGGATTCATCAATTACACCAGCACTATTGACCATAATCAGGCCGTACTTCTTGAAAGTGCTACTGCGGGGAAGAACGATTGCTTCGTACCCTTTTGGAAGTTCAATAGCTACACCAAGAGGGAGAATACCATATTCACCTTTTTGAATGGAATAGGTTTTTGCTACACGAAGGTCTACCCAGTCACCCATGGTAATTGACTCAAGTGGCTCTACACCTTTCATGTATTTTACTTTGATTCTCATTTTTCATTTACCTCATTTCATAAGTTGTTGTTACAAGGAGAACGCCGCCTCTAATTCGCTTAGGACGAAGTTTTCCTGGAACACGCAACCCGATGTTAAAATCTTCAAGGGAACGTTTTGTAGATATGAAGTCTTTTTCTTCGTCTGTTAGTTCTGATTTTTGTTCTTCTGTTGCACCTTGCATTGATAGAAGGAATAGATGTTTGCAATGTTCAGGCATACCAGCACATTTGATGTTGTAATATGGATTGTCAATAGGTTCACAATCTTCGTGAGTGACGTGTTCAATGTAAGTCTTTTGACGAATGAAATAACCGTCGTCCCAGCAGGATTCAAGTTTCCAACAACAGAAGTTTTTAGGGTGTACCTTAATTCCTTTTATCTGGTCAGGTTGAAGGTCACAATGGATGCTATCTGTGTCGGCGTAAATGAAACCCGGTTTATCTGGGCCATAGTAGTTAGCTTGCGCGGCGCGAATAGTGAAGTTTCTGGCGTAGCTTGTTATGCAAGAACCAACTGCTATATAGCCTGGGGTTTTGTCATTAGCTACTACTGTGTTGAAGCCGATAGATTTATCCTCTTTTACGAACGCAACCTTGAAGTTAGAATTGGTGCTACTTGCCATCTTTCCGTATAGGTTGTTTAGAAATAGCTTTGCGAGTTCTCGTTTTGCACCTTTGCTGTTGAGTTTTATTTGCTTATACTTTTCGATATAGTCATCAAAAATTCCAATTCGTGATTTGAAGTAACATCCGTCTAAGATTTTGAAGTCAACAAGTTCGTAATGGTCACGGAATAGTTTGAAATCTGTTTGAGTCATTGTTAGGGTTACTGTTGCTGGTTTTAGTGTTCCGTCAAAATCGTAGTATTCTGAGTAATAACGTCCATCTTCGTAGTTATAAATATCTGACGTTTCTAACATTTCTGTTGGCCGATATCTTAGGGTATTTTTTAACTGAACAAATGGTAGCTTGTTAGGTTTGATATAGAAGCGTGTGGTGAATCTAACAAAGAAGAAAACAGAAGGACTTAGTGCTTCATCAGGTATTAAGTCACCTTGCCAAAATGTTGGCTCCCCAATAGGATAACAGTTGCCTGATTCACTTGACATCATGGAAGGGTAAAGGGAATTAACATCAGCTGTCGTTCCATTGTGCTTCAATTGGGCTTCTTTACCCCTTGCAAGATAACACCAACCACCGTGATAACTCTTTCGAATATATTCGCCTGCGTTTGGTGAACCGTATTCTTCTGATATAGGAATATCATATAGGTTAGGGAAAAAATTATCGTATTTTTTACCTCCTATTGACTTCCTGTATTCGGCTAAGCAACAGCTACCTATTGTGAGTTTCTTATGCCCTTCTTTGAACATTATTTCTAATGCTTCTTTTACCACAAGAACGTCGTTTGCAATGTACTCACGTTCAGCGTCTGTGATAGTGCAACCAGCGTACCTAAAGCCTTCATATTCCATATCAAGTTTCTTGTGCTTTGTTCCAAAGGATTGCCCTATTCGCTTTACTGAAAACGGAAGGAGTTTAAGGCTATCACGAAACTCTATGGTGTGGTTGTTCACTTTGACAGTGATTCTATACCATTGTCCCATACCTGAAATAGAATAACTTACAGTGTTGTTTTTCATTGATTTGTTCTTCTGAAAACGCTGTACACCAGTTTCATCAGTATCAATTGCTTGTGCCATCCCTGCATCAATTAGAAGGTATGACAGCCAAAAGGAACCATCAAATTTAAGGTTGTGATAGTAACAGACTATGTTAGAATTAAGTGACTTGAAATAATTGAAGGTTTCATCTATGCTGTGGTGAACTTGCACGTCCTCTGAAAACAGTTCTACAACAGCACTTGCCCAAACTTCGGTATCTTCTTGGCCTTCGTAGACTGTTGTTTCAAAGTCTCCAACAAAATACCTGACCTTAGCTGTTTTCATTCATCGTAGTTGTCAGTCAACTCTCTTATTTCCTCGGCTTCATTAGCAGAGAGTGCTTCTCCTTTGATAATCTCGGCAAACCATGCAAGGTCAATCTGGAACGATTCTTCGTCACTGTCACCATAAATAATTCGCTCAATGATTTGAACGACATCGGCAGAAGTTCTTTCAAGCCTCTGTGCAATTGCTGTTCTACCATTAAGGTTTATCTGTGCTGTCAACATACCTCTTAGCATATTGTGGTGCTTTGCGTGTATCTCATATTGCCATGTTTTCCAATCGTTTGGCTCTGGAAAGCGGTCAATTATTTCTTCAATGTGCCTTAACACGTTGTCAGAAATTCTTGGTGGATTATAGTGAGCTGTTGGCGAATAGCCTACTGTTCCTTTATTTCTAATCTGTGCTGCTGTGATTTTTGATAACCTATTAACGCTTGCTTTTGTTATTTTCTTAGGCCGTTCAGGGATGATGTTATCTGGGAAAATATATCCCTTTTTTCTTGCACGATATACAGCGTTTTGTAGGCGTTTTCTTTGCTTTCTATATTCAAGTTCTACTTGCGAAACGTGTTTTTTCTTTTTTGACTTCTTTTTACTGTTAGCCATGTTTAATCTCACCGCCTTTTAATAGACAAAAGACCGCCGGAAAGCCCGACGGTCTTTTGTTGTATCGGTGTCAGATAACAGTGCAGGTAATGAACTGCTTACCAGCAAAGTTCTTGCTGTCCACCTTGTAGCAATCAAGCTGGAACTCCTCGTCGGCGCCGTCCATCTCAGCCAGAACATCGTCCATTGCGGTCATAAAGGACTCAGAGCCAGTGACAAAGGCGTTACCAGCCTTGTCGATAATCACTCGCTTCTTGTAGTCCTTCTTCTCGCTCTTCGTGCGCTCGTTATGCACGTCCATGTCGGCGTGATAATCGTAGTCCAGCAGGAAGTGAGAATCGCCCTGAATCACATCATCCAGCTGGGCGGCATTGGAGAAGTCCTTGATACGAACTTTTTCCTTAGCAGAGAGTTCCTTAGAGGTAGAAGTGATTTTAACAGAATAGCCTTCCATGATTGTTACTCCTTTTCGTTATTTATTTTTGTAGGTGAGAGGTGTTTTGGTTTACTCGGCGGCATCAGGGTCGTTGCCCTTGCGGGGCGGCAGAATCTCGGCGGCGGCAATGAAATCGTCCTCGGTCATGCCGTACAGAGTTTCGTGGATTTCAGTTTTGACCACATGGACGGCCTTGACGGTGTCGTTGTCGATAACAGAAGCGACCTTTTTCATAAGAGACTTTTCATCCTTGTAGGTGCGGGGGAGAGTGACAGTTTTGTTGAAGGGTTCGGAATTGGTGATGTCAATGCAGAGGACAATTGCTTCGGTGGTCTGGATAGTGCGAGTTACCATAGGCTTTCTCATAGTTGTACTTCCTTTCTTATTATGGTTTGTTTGATTTTTTGTACCGATATTATCTGTCACGACTGTCACACCGTTTCAGGTACAGGCGTACCCGGATGAGTCAGGAATAGGATAACGCCCCTTTATCGGTACATATAGATTATACCATACGAAATACCGGAATGTCAAGAAAAACTTTACAAGTTTGCCATAAGTTAATTTTTTAACAAACTATATTTTTCCACATTTTCCACACGGTTTTCCACAGCGGTGGAGAGGGTCGCTTAGAAGCGACCTCTCTCCAGTGCGGCGGCTATGCGGGATAATTCATTGCAGATTTGATACAGGACGGTGATTAACTCATTCATTTGCTGATTCCTCCATTTCTGTAATTTTGCGGGATATATAGCGTTCAAGGCGGTTTAGATCTGAACAGCACTCACTGTATGGACAGGTTGAACAATTCATGCTTATACATGGTAGGTGAGACTGAGCGGATATGATTGCGTCGTGCATTGCGACCATATTATCGTGGTCGTAGTTGTTGGTATAGAAAGCTAACATGAGTACCTCCTTTTATACGAAAGCGTGGTCTTTATTGTTCTTAAATTCAAAGCCGTATTTACGGCAGAAGAAACGGTTCAGGCGTCCCAATGACGTGTACCAGTTAGAAGCCTGTTGCCAGAAGCGACCATCTTGCACATAGATATCAGCGCAAAAACAGCCAGTATGCGGGTCGAAATAACAACGATATTCTTGCATGATTTTCCTCCTTAGTTGTGGCGGTGGGTTGTTAGCCCACCGCCGTTCGGCTGTTACTCTGCGTTGCCTGTGGCAGTCTCGCCACGGGGCGGGAGCTTGTCTGCCAGCTGGATAAACAGGGACTCAGGCATGGAGTACAAGTTGTCCTCTGTGCCAATGACGGTGATGGTGACAACCTTGACAGTGTCAGTTTCTAACTGAGACTTGACCCATGCAAGGTCTTTCGGGGTTCCACCATAGGACGGAACACGGTATTCAACCTTTCGAACCTCTGCGGTTTCAATGTTCACGGTCATGGCCTCCAAAATGGTGGCTGTGATAGTGCGGGTAACAGTTCTTTCGCGTGCCATAGTTTTTTCTCCTTTTCATATTTTATTTTGTGGTGAGAGGTGGGCGTGGTCTTGACCACCTCTCGCCGGGTTGATTGGTTGTTAGTGGTTGGCGGTGCTGGTCATGGTGACGAACTTCAAGTTGTCGGCTTCTGACCACAGATATGCAACGAACTTGATAGAAGAATCAAGAAACAGGAAGGTGTATACGGCGGTATGTCCATCGGTGAAATGGGCGGTGACATAATACTGTCTCATTTTTCAGTCCTCCATGGTATAATACCATTCATTGACAAGTTCATACTTGCCGGCGGTTAGATTGAACTTATACAGAAGCAAGACGCACTCGCCGTCTGTGTCAATGTTGCGTTCCCGTGCGGCCTTCTGCACTTGTCTCATGTTGGCGTATGCTCCCAACAACTCCATGTCGTTGTCGTAATCGTCATAGAGTTTATATCGAGAGTGTTTACGAAACATCGGTTACACCTCCCTATATGTCAGGACGTTGGCGGGGTTGCACATATTGCGGAATTTTGCAATATGCTGTGCGCTTGTGGCGGTGTAACAGTAGGCGGCACGCAAGATGTCATAGAGTGTATCGGTAGACTTGTCATAGACTGCTACGGCGGTCTTGTAAGACCACAGGACGGTGAATCCTTCAAAGTCTTGCGTCCATGCCTGGCAATGGTTCAGCCGGACTTTCGGCGGCATTTTGTAGTCGGGGGTGTCATAAAATACATCGTTGTACTTGTCCATAGTAAGCTCTATTTTGCTGTTGATAGAAAGTTGTTCTTGCTTTTTCATGGTATAACTCCTTTTCTCGGTAGGTGTATGGACATTTACGTCATTCCATACTTGTGGACACTATACCGATAGTGCGGTACTTTTAGACGGTTCAATATACATATGACCCTTCCAACGCTATGGGGTTCTCTTTTCTGTGCTATGTATCTGCTCACGCCGCCCACTTTCTGCTCTGCCATAGGTAGGAGTTCATGGCAGTACAGGGCACATTTGTTACCTGCCCTTAGCATACTTATCCATACGTTTAAACTGTTCATTCAATTATCAAGGTTCACGCTGTACAGGTTGCGACCCTCTGACCTTTACTGTTCTCGGGCTTTCAGGTGCCCGATCCCTCCTCCTTTTTACAATGCTATTGTACCATAGAAACGGAACCCTGTCAACAGCTTTCAATGGAAATAGTGTACAACATTGTAGCTAATTTTTTGTGCATCTTGATATATGCAGGTTGTACAATTTTGAGTGCAATTTTTGTGCATATTGATGGGGAAAATGGGGTACCGCAAATCCGCCTAATGGC